TCATGTTGATGAGGTCAATCTCATGTATCACCTGACCGTCGATGATCTCTTTGTAGTAGGTGTTGACCATGCTGACCTTGGCCTGGGTGTTGTCGCCAGATTTGAGGGTGCCCCGGTCGAGCTCTTTGAAGCGGCCACGGCAGATGATCTCGACGGCGCCCACTTCACCGGTATCGTCACGCTGGAGTGAACCGGAAAAACGGATGCTGGTGCCGTCGGCTTTAGGTTCGCCCATGCAGCGCAGAAGTTCCTCGCCGTAGCCGCCGAAGGTGAATGAGATATCAAGGGCGCTGTCCTCCATCCCCATATCGATGTTGGCGGCACCGCCCATGCCGCCGCCCCGATAGGGCTCGAACTTGCGGGATAGCTTGGCTGGGGTGAAGTCTTCCGCCACACCGACCCAGTTATCGCCATTGAGGAAGACGTTCAATTTTTTCAGTTTGCGTGGTAATGCCATCTGGCTTCCTCCTTACGCGGTGATTGAGCTGGCGAAGTTGGCCAGATAGGTATCGGTAATGCGCTGCTGGAAGATCAGGTTTTCCAGCGGCGGCACCGGGGTGTAGTCGTAGTCGATATACAGCTTGCCCGCTTTGAGCGTGGCTGTTTCGTTCAAGAGCTGGCTGTACCAAGCCTTACCATCCACGATGTAGCCCTGGCCTTTGAGCTCGCGGAACTTGGCATTGATGCCTTCAATGATGTCTTTAACCAGCGTCGGAGTGATCGGCTTATCGACCGCCCACATATGGGCATCCGCGATGGTATCCGCCAGCACTTGGGCGGTGCGGGTGTAGTTTTCAAACTGGAACAACGGATCTTCAGAGCAGGTTCTGGAGCCCCAGAAGCGGAAGCCGCTGGACTGGATCAGAGTGGTGATATCGTGGCTATTCAGGAGGCCCGCATCCGTATCTGGATCTTGCAGGTCCCAGAACACATCAGCAGAAATACCAGTCACGCCAATCACGGCGATGTTCGACAAGGTTTTATGCCAACCGGTCTCTTCGTCAATCTTGGCGCGCAGGCCCAACGCTCTGGCCACCGCAAAATCATTGGCTGATGCGTTGGTGGTGGTATCCCAACTGACGAAGTCGGGCCAAATGACCATCAACTCTCGCGCCCCAAACCCCTGGCGATACAGCATCGCCTCCTCTTTGGTCTTGCAGCCGTGAGCCGAGGCATAGACAAACGCCCGGAGCTTCTGCGCGATGGAGATTAGTTCTGCCGTGACGTTTTCATTGTCCAGTCCCGGCACACCAAGGATGCGTGGTTTCACACCGAGTTTTGATTGGGCGGAAAGCAGTGCTTTCATACCCGTGTATTTACCATCAACCGTGGTTGTCCCGATGATATTCGTGGTGGTGGTTGCTTCGTCGGCACCTTCTTCCACTCGTACTACGACGCAAAGTGGTGAGGTTTGGTCTGCGATGGCGTCCAAGCTCTTGGCCAGTGTCCCGGCTTTGCCGGCTTTGCCGATAGCTGCGGTGATGTTGGTGATGAGTACCGGGGTGTTCAGCGGGTAGGCATTGGCATCGGCATCGGATGCTGTGCATACCATCCCGATCACCGCTGTCGATACGGTGCGGATAGTACGGGTGCCCTCGTTGATTTCAATAACGCGCACGCCGTGGTGGTAGTCTTGTGCCATGTGGCCGTTCTCCAAGTGTTCATCCGGATGAGTCAGATGGAGAATGCACTTGCACAAACCGGGAGGGGAGTGCGGTTTGTTGTCGCGCTCGCAACGACAACAAACGCAGCTATACAGAGTATCGCTGCGCTTGATGTGAGGGGCACTTGGTGGGCTGGGTGTTACAGGGTCGGGGTCTGGTGCAGGTTGGGGAGAACCTTTTGCTCAAAGTGCTCGGCACACACTGCAGGCAAGTCGGTGATAGAAGCCTCTGAGCTGATATCGGTGATGTAAAACGTAGACTGTCCGACCTTGGATGCAATCTCCTGGGTCTTGGCTCCATCCGCTTTGGTGGTTTCATCGTGCCAGAATCGGACTTGATAGCTGACTTGTGATGATTGGTTCGCGGCAGCGCCTGCTTCGTTGAAGTTGACCGATGCGTTGTGAGATACGTTGGCGATATAGCACTGCGCAGCGGGATGGTTCACGCCAAATACATCGGTAAATGCCAGGGTAAAGTATGTAGTTTTCATGCTAGTTCCTCAGTTGTTTTAGGGTAGAGCTGTTGGATTTCAAGGCGCCTGTTTACTGCCGAAGCGATCAGTTTGTCGGCCTCTGCCTCCAACCCTAGTGCTCGCTTGATGGTGGCTTCGGCTATCAGAGGGTCGACCTCTGATTTGTAGGCTGCTTGGCGTTGGGCATCGATCTGCGCTGCTGACTCTTCGGCGCTGACCTCCGGTAGGAACAGTTGGCCGTCTTCCGTAGCCCGTTCACCTCGCCAGATAAAATCATCCGGAACCTCGACAGCAATAAAGTCGGTCAACTCTTCGGGTACCGGGTGCTCTTGATAACCTCGGCGGCCCTTGAAAAAAAACAGTGTTCTCATATCAAATCCTTAATGAGTCACGACAACGCGCACAAAATCACCCCGGCCCGTATTGGTCAGCGTCACCGTGTTCGCGGCTGAGTTGTATGACCAACTGAATATAAAATCTTCACCATCCCCGTAATCGACAAACATCGAATATCCGCTCGGGTACTGCTTGGCAGTCACTAACGGCAGGTGGCCCATAGCAAAGCCTGAACCAGCGAGAATGGTTACTTCGATAACCGAGTTTGTGTTTCCGACCGCACCGGCCAGCGAGAAAGTCACGCTATCGGATACCCCGGAAAACATCAGATGCTTGACCGTTGTTGCATTGATTGTGATGTCTTTACTGCCATCAAAGGAGGCGCTGCCTGCCAACTCGCTCGCTAACGTGATAGTTCGAGCGGCAGCAAGTGAACTATGTGTGTGGCCTACATCGGACTTTGTTGCGGGATCAAAGTTTCCGGAGTGCCAGCGACGGCGCCATGGGCCGTAGTCTCCCGCTTGGTTTTGACCTCGGCGGAACCACTCTTCATCGCTGAAAAAGTTAAACGCCTCTTGATGCCGCCAGTTCGACCCGCCGGAGTGATACAGCTCGCGGAAGAAATGCCAATCAGCAGACGGGGCATTTGCCACGCTGGCGCCGTCCCATGCACTGTTGTAATGCGCGTTAGCATCCCCGCCGCCGTGCTGGATAACTGGCAGAGTGTTCCAACGCGAGTTGGACGCTGCTGTGTCTACATAGTCTTTGCGTGTTAGGGCATTGCCAACTTGAGGCTGGGCGCCGTTGGCATAGGCATACGAGCAGGTCATATCGTTGCCGATAGTCGCATTGGCACCGACAGAAATGTTTGATATGCCATTGACGGAGCCATAGGCATCGAAGGTATACACTGCCATCGCGTGAGCGTCATTTTCAGCAGAGCCGACCATCAACGCAGCCTTAGACCAATCTGGCCCCGCTGCTGACAACACCCCCAGATGAATTCTTGTTGTATACCCGTGGCCGTTCGTATAATTCGCAGACCCTACGATAGGAGCAAACGCCCCCATGGCGAGCCCTCCAAACCCCGCATGGAATGGTGCGTCAGCATGACGCCATGCATTGTACGAACCGCCGTCGCCGATTTGCTGGCGAGTATCGACCATAAACCGTTGATAGGAGAAAATCCCACCTGTCGCGGCGATGGCATTGTGCTCTGTGTTTGCAGTATAGAATTTCTTGCCGTTGTGGATTTTTATCGTAGTGGGCTCATCCATGTAGATGCCGCCCTCATAGGTTTCGTTATACCAGCCAGAATTGCCTATGCTACGGAACCAATCAGATAGGTGTAGCGTTCCACCTGAACCGTTATTAGACAGCTTGGAATCAGGATTAAACCCAGCAGAATCCCAGAGCCGAGTCCATCCAGCCCAGCCACCATTTACACTTCTTCTAGTCCAGATAGTGCCGTCATGCATATAGGCTGTTTGCTGCAACCACGCGCCTGCGTTACCCACTCCAAAACCTTCGGAGACGGTGAACATACAGCCATAGGTTGCCGATGGAATATTTGCGGTGCTCGGTGTCAGACGCCAGTGTCCGTTGGCAACCGCTGTATTGCAGTCAGCCGCATCGCCCCGCGCAACAAACCGCTTTTCCTCATCGGGATTGAACATGCCCCGATGGAAAACTTCATAGCTGGTTGCGTTGCCCTGAACACGGGCGTAAGGCATGGAGATATGGGTCTGGCGCGCGCCGCCCTCGTTAGGGTGCGTACCGATATATAAATCAGCCCACGCGGTTTTTGCAGCGTTATGCCCACCGATAACCGCCCCGCCAGCAATCTCCCCAACAACGACCTGATTCGCCCCGCCATTTTTCCCAAAGTACCCAGCAATCCACTGCGCGCCCGCGTCGTGTGCCGACAGGAATCCAACACCAAAACCAGGGTTGTTTAGGACATTGCCTGTGTTCTTGGCGATGGGGTCGAGGTTGCCACCGTGCCAGATGTTGTATGTGTATTGACTAGCATCTGCTGTCCCAGCATCGGAGCGCGTATACAGCAGCCCAGAAGGCCCAATGACAACTCGCCCAGACGGTCTGGCGCCATCGTATTTCTGCCAGCCCGTTGATGGCTGGTAGTGCGCATTGAAGCAAAGGTGCGCATCATTGGGCGAGGTCACAAAAGCATAGGTGTATGCGTCCAGTGACAGGGTGCCGGATTCGGACGATAGCTTGCCGCCGACGAAAGTATTAGGTGTCCCAGATAGCGAGTTATAAACCTGGCCGGAAACATGACCGCCAGCAGTGTTTAGTTTCGTGTTCGGGTCAAAGTTCCCAGTATTCCAGAATGTATGCCATGGGTTATAAGCGTTGGCGTCCCCGTTGCGGGTTCTGAATTTAATTTCTGAGCCGTTACCGGCATAAGCGGCTGTGATCTGGCAATCATAGCCACCTCCTAAACNNTAAACCGCCAAACGATATGTATGGCCCCATTGAACCGCCACCAGTACCGTAATTGAATCCGTATTCACGGTTCACCGAGTCCAGACTGGTGCCATCATCAGGATGCAACCGAGTGCGGTATTTGAGGAAATTTGCGCCAACATAGTCCAGTCGCGTCAGAGCATTACCCTGATAACTCTGAGTGTCGTTAGCGAAGAAATTCCCAGCCCCTACGTTCCCGTTACTGCCAGCCGTTTCCCGCTCAAATGTGAATCCCCACCCGTTATGAACAATAGACCCGGCTGAGTATCCCAAGCGGTGCATTGCAATCCGCACCTCAGAGCCATCGGTGGAGCGAACATCTAGGCCAGCATTAGCGTAGCTTGTTGCCCCGTTATGGATGATGACATGACGAGCAGACTGGACAACTCCGGCATACAAGTCGCCCAAAATTGCAGTAGAGCCAAAGTCGTTGTTGTAGTTGATGACCAGTTGATTGCCATCGTTGTTGTCCTTCCCGACCATCGCACGTTTGCCGTAGAAGCGTAAATCACGACCGATGGTAGTTATTACATCCCCGTCAAGTTTGTTCGCATATGCAGCGCCATCTGCCCATGCCGCACCGTCAGCGCGCCTTGCAGAATCAACACGAACGCCATACGTTGCGGCGCCGTTCCAACCCATGAGCGTGGGAAATGTGCCGCTCCATGCTATTTGGGCATTGGTTTTATCGACTAGCGTGCCGCCAGGGGACAGCCCTGCACTTGCATCAAAAATAGTGTGGCCATTGCCGTAGTTTCGCCATGACAGTAACCCCACCACTGCGTCTATGACATCCGCTGTTGCCCAGTTGGTAGCGGCCGCCTTGGCGACGGCGCCGATCATCTTGGGGGTGATGGTCAGGTTCATTTCTACGTCTGATGAACCATCGAACCCCACTTGACCTACGGCGTTCCCTGTAATCCTCAGCAGGCGTTGTGACAGCAATTTCACTGCGGCAACGGCAGTCTCCAGTTTTCCTAATTTGGTCTCTAGCCCTTGCTTGAGCGTGAGCGGGGTGATCGCACGGGTGTGGTCCTTCCCGGTTGTCGCTTCATCCGGTGTGGCAATCTCCAGAACACCTGGACGAAGCTCATTCCCCTGCGGATAGGCAAATTCGGTGCTGCCCACGGTAACGGAGTTGGCCGCTAGGCTCAGGAACTGGATGTCAGCACTGAGCAATACCATTTGCTCGGGGCCTTTCTCCAGAATGGCCAAGGCTTGAGAGTAGACGGCAAACAGCACCTCACCGCTATATAGACCAATTTCCCCCAGTGAGTAGGTATCAAAACTGTCATCGGTGATGGTGATATGGATCGTGTCATCTGCAACCAGACTTCCACCAAAGGTGGCTAACGGCTTGATGGGATCATGGAGTGCCAGTTGCGTGGCCGTTGGCACATAACAGGCTCGACCCAAAACGACCTTAT